CTCCAATAGAGGCGCTCTACGAGGCCATCGCTGCTGCCGCAAATGCGTCCCTGAGCCGCTGGGCGAGCTCGGCCTTGCGATAGGGCTTGGTCAGGACCACGGCCTCAGCCTGCGCGCGGCCCTGCTCGACCAGGGTCTCCAGCGCATAGCCCGAGGTAAACAGCACCGGCAAACCGGGGCGAATACGCCGGGCCTGGTCGGCGAGGTCCCAGCCGCTCATCCCGCCGGGCATGACGATATCGGTGAACAGCATGTCGATGGCAGGGTCGGCGCGCAGCCGTTGCGCGCATCGAGACCGGGTTGACCCGCTTGCGGGCCGCGGAATGCGCCGGCCGGCAGGGCGGGCGGCGCGCGATGGGCCGAAATCAGGGGATCGGCCCCAAGGCCTGGCGTCGGGGGCAGGAGTGCCAAGGGTGCGAGCCAGGCCGATAGGGTATGCGGGGGAGTGTTTGAAGTGAAACAGAGAAAAAGCGCCGAAAAGTCGAAAACCGCCGAGATATCCGGCGGTTGAAGGACCGGAAAAGATCGGCGGGAATCCGGGCTGCAATTCGATTATCCGCGAAAGAATGCAGATTGCTGGTGAAAAAAGACCGGGAATTCACCAGCAAATAGCTGCTCAGTCGAGATACTTCACCAGCAAATCGAGGATGTCTTCCCTGGCGTCGTCGGACAGGCCCAGGAATGGCCGGGCCTGGATCGTGCCGTCCTTGGTGCCGAGCTGATGCACCTCCGCGCCGTACGGACCTTCGCCGAACAGGTAGTTGGTGCCGACGGCGGCGAAATCTGTCCCTACCGCTGGGACAATGCTGCTCGCCAGGCGCCCCTGGACTTGCAGAATCTTGCCGGGCCACGCCTGCGCCTTTAAGCGCCTTCTGATCGTCGCTGGCTTCAGCGGGTCCCAGGGCTTTCCGGTGACCGGGTCGGCCTCGTCCTCGAAAGCCTGATCGGTCGACGCCTGCAGCAGCTGCGCCACCTTCTCGTAGAACGGCTTCAGATCGCCGAGCCGGTCTTGCAGCTCCGCCAATCGGGCGCTGAGCACGGGGTCATCGACCCGGATGACGATGTCGCTCATGCCGGCAATTTCCAGTTGGCGATCAGCAGCTCCCGGACCGGCCCTGACGCAGCCTGGCTGACGGTGTAGCGCGTTGACACTGCTCGGATCGAGAACGCGCGGAAGATCTCGCGAACCTCCGGCCGGTCGTTCAGGCTGACGATGAAGCGGCCCTGCAGCCCGGCCAGTGTCTCCGCCATCTCCGCGAAGTCGTCCCGCGTGAACAGGCCTGGGCCGTAGTCGCCCTCGCATCCGAAGTACGGCGGGTCCAGGTAGAAGAACGATCCCGGCCGGTCGTAGCGCTTCAGCATCTGCTGCCAGCGTTGGTTCTCGACATAGACGCGAGCCAGACGGATGTGGGCCGCACTGAGATCTTCCTCGACCCGCAGGATGTTGAATCGGGGCGGCTGCGTTGCGCCGTAGCCGAAGGTCGGCCGGTTGATTTTCCCGCCGAAGCCGGTCCGGATCAGGTAGTAGAAGCGGACGGCGCGCTGAACATCGGTCAGCGTGTCGGCTGGGGTATCGAGGAAGCGCTGGAACTCGTCGCGGGACACCAGCAGCCAGCGGAGCTGGCGGACCATTTCATCGAGGTGGTGCTTCACCACCCGGTACAGCGTGATCAGGTCGCGATTGGCGTCGTTGATCACTTCGACGGTGCTTTCGGGCTTGCGGAACAGCATCCAGGCCGCTCCGGCGAACACCTCGATGTAGGCGTCATGCTTCGGGATCAGCGGCAGAATCTGCGCCACCAATCGCGATTTTCCGCCTAGCCAGCCGATCGGTGAGCGGGTGCCTGGAACGGGTTTCCAGGCGGTTTGAACAGGTTGTGACATGGTTCTGTGAGCCTCGTCTAAGTCGGTCCGAAAGGACCTTGATAGGCTTCGCGGGCTCCGTACGGGCAGCGAAGTCTTCGGTTGGCTCACCTGATTTCCCAGGTGGGTTGACGGCCCCGGTCGTGTTGACGCACGGTCGGGGTCGCTTCGTTTTTGCGGGTGTAAACTGTTGCCACGGAGTAGATGGCCGCGCGAAACAGGCGGCGGTACCGCGCAATGGCCTGCGTTAGGAATTCCGGTGTCTCGGCTACAGGCACGCGGAATGAGACCGGCCATCTACTTCGCCTTCCTGCTGTACAGCAGGTTGCCGGCCCTGAGCCGGTCAAGCCGCTTCAAGTCCCCATTCAGCAGGTTCCAGAACACGGTGCCGTCGGTATTGACGCGGCCGATGACCACCAGCTGGCGCCGGCCCTTGAACAGGCCGATATACCGCGTCCTCATGCTGCCGTCGTCGTAGGCGGTGAGATAGACCTCCCAGGGATCGCGGAACGTCTCGAGCACGAAGCGCGCGTAGCGCTCGCGGGCATCCGCCACCTCCTCGACCATGTGCGGCAGCACGCTGTAGTCGAGCCGTGCCAGTTCGACGGGCGTCGTGATGAGGCGCGTGGGGGAATCTGGCGAGATGCCGAGCGCCCGGCCGAACTCGCGCACTGCCGCCTCTCGGCTGGCCGCTGCCGGCAGCAGCTCCGGCGGTGGGATTCGCTCGATCTCCGGCGCCTGGCGCGCCTCGGGGCGGCTGTAGGTGCGGAACGTAGGCTGGTCTGCAATGAGCTGCGCTTCACGTACGGCGCTGGTAGCTGGCGCTGGCGCTGCCGGGCGGCCGCCTGGCGGACGGTCCGGCGCCGATCCGATCGGATCAAACCTTGGCGGCCCGCTGCCGCCGAAGCCAGGATCGGGCCTGAATGCCTGCTGGCGCACTTCCACGCGCCAGGCCGGGCCTTCGCCGTCCGTCCACTTCGGATCGTGCTTCGGATCGAAGTGCAGCAGCTGGCCGCGCTCGACCTTGGGCAGGGCACCCGGCAACGAATCCCGCAGTGCAACGCGAACCGGGCGCGGACTCAGCCGCACCCCGGTGATCGGGGTGTACAGAATCTCGCCGGTCTCGCGGTCCACCCCGGTGCGGACCTGCTCGGTGAAATAGTCGCCAGGCGAAGTGCTTTCGAGCTTGGCGCCGCTGCGCTTGAGCATCCGCTCGCTCAGCGCGCGGATGCGGCAACGGCAGTTGTAGCCGCAGGGCGGCAGGATGTGCTGCCAGATCGGATCGTCATGCCGGAACACGCGGCCGTTCAGCGCGGCGTGGCTAGGCCGGGTGCGGCCGTCCAGCACGGCCACGTACATCCAGTACGGCATCAGGTCCGTGGCCTTGTTGAAGTCGGCCACGCGCCCCTGCATGTAGGCGCGCTGGGTGTTGGTGCGGACGATCGTCGCCAGGCGCGCACTGCTGGGCAGCGATTCCGAGCCCCATCCCTTCGCGGCCAGCGCCTGCTCCACCGCCTTTACCTGGGCGTCGCCGGTCAGGCCCTTCTGCAGCGTGGCGACGATGGCGTCCCGCGTATCGCCGACCATGCTCAACGCGGAAGTGCGGGCAACCGTGAAAGCGCCTGCGCGGGCACGCTCGGCGGCCTCGCGCCAATCAGTGGCCACCTCGATGCGCTGGCTCTTCAGGTAGTCGATCGCCGCCTCGGGCGGCAGATCGAACGCAGCGCTGAGCTGGGCGGCGCTGGCGGCCACGTCAGGCCACAGTGCGGGCTTGAGCCTGGCCGATCACGTCAGCCGCGAAGGCGATACGGCTCAGCTTCTCGGCCAAGGCGTCGATGTCGATGCCTTGGTACAGCTCGCCGAGCATCGCAAGTGCGGCCTGCGGGTCGGTTGCCAGTACATCGAGGATCGGCTTCAGCGCTGGGGCGATGTGGCCGGTCATTACGCCGGTGTCGACAGCATCCACTGCGGCATCGAGCGCGGCCTGGTCGGCAAACGCGGCGCTCGGGGTGCCCTGGCCGGCCGCGAATTCACTCGCTGGGCGGTCCGTTGCCGGCGGCGTGGGCCTCGGCGGCTGGGCCTGCAGCTGGTCGGCTGGATCAGCCGGATCGGCCAGCGTGATGCTCAGATCCTCCGCCATCGCCTTGCGGCTCGGGTTGCCCCCGAGGTTGGTGAAGATCTGATAGACCTCGGCGCGGCCCTTCTTGGCGGACGCGTCGCCGATGAAATCGCTGGTCGGCGGTTTCGCATCCGGGCCGACGTTGATCCGCGTGATCTCCGCCCACAGGCGATCCAGCGTGAAGGCGATGCGCTCTCGGTCGCCATCGTTCACGCCACTGCCGCGCTCGGCGTGCGTCTCGCTCGCAGCGCGAGCGCCGCCAGGGCCAGTCTGCTCGGTCGCGAGCGTCTGGCTGGTGAGCGCTTTGCTCATTTCGGCGTTGCAGACGTCGACCAGCTGGTGCTGCGCCAGCTTGCCGCTGCCGCCCTTGCCGCTTTCGAGCAGTTCGATCGCGCCCCCTTCTTCGATCGCGGCGAAGCCAGCCTCGACCAGCTCTTCCAGTGCATCGCTCAGGGCGTCGATGACCTTCGGGTCGCTGCCGGTCGGGTACTTGCCCACCGGGAACGGAATGCCGAAGCGCTCGCAGAACTTCACGAACCAGCGCATGCCGGCATGCTTGAACGTGTACGGCCAGAAGCAGCTCGACAGCAGCGCCACGCCGTAGGGGTTGTCGTAGCTCGGCATGTGTCGGTCGATCAGCCAGTACATCGGCTGCATCGGCTCGCCGAGCAGCGGCGCGTTGCGCGTCAGCAGGCGCAGCTCGCCTTCGCCGCTGAAGCTGAAGCGCCGCTTCGGCCGGTCGAGAATCGCTTCCGGTAGCCAGACGCCGCTGTCCTGCTGCCAGACAATCTCCTGCGCGCTCAGTCCCCGGAAGGTGCTCTGCGCGATGTTCCAGAACACGTCCGGCCAGGTTGTCAGCGGTGCCGGCGCCCGCGCGATGACCTGCTGGCACAGCTCGAAGGCGCGGCGGTCGACGCGGCGTTCGCCGCCGGGTGTCAGCACATGCTGAAAGCGCTGCAGATCCGCCTTGATCGCGCGCAGCTCGCCGATCACGTGGGCATCCGACTGGATCGCGTCGTAGACGTCTTCGCTCTTGCCGGCCTTGCGCAGGATCGGGTCCGGGTTCGGCAGCAGCGCCAGCGACGAATAGAAGCGCGGGTCGGTGTTGCGGCCGGCCAGTTCTTTCGCTGCTCCGGCGAGGTTGGGATCAGTGGCCATGCGAGCGGTCCAGAATGAAGTGATCAGCGACGCTGTCGGGATGAGAGGCGCGCGCAGCGCTGCCGTTGTGGGTCTTCGGACAGCCCTTGATGTCGTGGTCGGTCCCGCCGCAGTAGGTACAGCGCAGACGTGCGCGCGCCGACGAGCCGCCCCAGGTCTTCGGACACAACGGCTTGTTGTGCTGATGACTGCCGCAATAGGTGCACCGCATCAGGAATATCCCTGCAGCAGGCGTTCGCTGCCGCGCGGTTTCGATCGCGCTCCGCCGCCGGCCGGCCGCACGCCACGGCGGGCGGTCTGCCAGAGCATCTCCAGCGCATCGGGGCCGTCGTCGTGCTCGGCTTCGCCCCAGTGCTCGAGCTGCTCGATCAAGGTGCGCAGTCGGCGGTGAAACAGGATCAAGCCGTTGGCGACGTGCGGCTGCAGCGCTTCGATGCGCAGATCCTTGTCCACCGTGCTGTTGATGCCGCGTGCCGGCACGTGCAGGTTCTGCGCAGCGCTCTGCTTGACCAGCTCGGTGCGGAAAAACTCCTGAAACGCGACACCTTCCACGCCCCAGACCAGGCACTTCCATTCGGCCTGCATCGCGATGATGTCGGCAATCTGCTTGTCCGGCGGCCGGCGTCGGATCAACGCTTCGACCACACTCAGCTTGCCCTTCGCGCGGTCGTAGCCGCCCACCAATGTGGCAGCCGGATCGCCCTTGCGGCCGGCCTTGCCCATGCTCGGATCATGGGCGCCGAAAAACACCCATTCGCGGATCGGCTGCACCCAGAACTGCAGGCAGCCGGCGAACGGGCAGTCTTCTCCCGCCGTCGGGTTGTTCTGCTGCTCGGTCTCGAACGACTTGTGGTTGTTCGCCCGCTGCACCATCAGCTTGTACAGCGTGCGGACCTTCGGCCAGCTCACCACCGCACCGATATCCATCTCGGCCTGGTGATCGCGGTAGTACGCGAGTGCCGCATCCTCGCCATCGACCTTGAACACCTCTTCCCAGGCGTCCCAGAGATCCATCCGATCGGGCCAGGTGATGATCGACCGGAACACCTGCGCATGGCTTTTCCAGCGCGGCGCTTTCATCACTCTGGCGAGCACGGCGTCGTAGTGCAGCAGCGTGCCCAGGTACATCACCCGCATCGAGCCGTCCGGCGGGCCGAGGTTCAGCACGGCGGTGTTCAGCCAGTTCTCGTCCTTGTCGCGCTGCTCTTTCGAGCGCACGTTCTCGTCGTTTTCGAGATCGTCCAGAAAGATGAAGTCCGGCCGCCAAGGGCCGTTGCGCGCGCCGCGAATGCGCTTGCCGATGCCGAAGGCTTTCACCTTGATGCCGTTGGCGGTGATGACCACGCCGGCCCGCCAGATGCGGCCCTGGCCGAAGGCCTGGGGGAAGTCCATGCGGAGCCGCGGATTGGCAACCAGCTCCGCCTTGACGACTTCGAGCATCTCTTCCGCCTGCTCGCCGCTGCCCATGATCAGCGGCACCATGTGCGCCAGGCCGTAGACGATCAGGTACAGGCAGCCGATCTGGGTCAGAAGCGTGCTCTTGCCTTCGCCGCGTGGTGCCGCCACGGCCTGCAGGCGGCCCGGCGTGCCGGCGACGATCGGCATCGTCTGGTAGACCCAGCCCTGGAACACGCTGGGCTCGACCCCGGCGGTGACGTAGTGCGGGAAATAGGTACGGGCGAAGTACGCGTAGTCGTTGCGGGCCTTGGCGACACGGTCTTTCGACGCGGCCGGGTTCACATCGAAGCCGCTGACGCTGGCCTCGATCAGCTCGCGCTGCTCTTCGGCGAACGATGCGAGCTCGCGCAGGAAGTCCTTGCGGGACAGTTTGATCGGCTTGGCGGGCTTCACGAATACACCTCGGCCAGGTGTTCGCCGAACGGTTCCAGCAGCTCCAGCAGTGCGTTGTTGTGCTGCGGGTAGTGCTCGGCGGTGAACTGTGCGAACAGCTTGAGCACGTCCATCGACCACGCCAGCTTGGCGATCGACGGATCGACCGCGCCGCTGGCCTTCACGGTCTTCGCGTACGCGTCGCTCAGGCGGCAGATCGCTTCGGCCTTGTCGATCGCGTCGAGCTTGTCGCTCCGGATCGCAGTGATCGTCGACCGGAACAGCGGCACGAACTCCTCGAGCACCACGCGCGTCAGCTCGCCGACACCGGCCTCGCCGATCTCTTGCGCCTGGCGCGCACGATCCCAGTCGTCGCCGCGTTCGGCTGCCTCGCGCTTCCAGCTGCGCGCTGTTTCATAGCCCACCCCGGCAGCGAGTGCAGCCGCGCGCATGGGCTGACGGTCGCCCACGTAGGCGCGCCGGACCTCCGTTCGCTTGGCGGCTGGGTGCGCCATCAGCTCTTCAGGAACGCCTTCGCGAGTTCGATCCCGCCCGCAATCAGCGCGGACGCGCCCGCGCCGGACATGCCGCCTTCGCGGCGCGCCTTGCGCACCAGATCATCGATCGCCTGGCTGTTGGTTCGCCCGAGGGTCAGCGCGTCACTCGCTGTCGAGTCGATCTTCGAGATCTGCGCCTGCTGGCTGTCCATGCGCTGCGTGACCGTTTCCCGCAGATCGTCGATCCGACGGTTCACGTTCAGGCTCTGCTCGTTCATCAACTTTGTGATGCCCTCGAGCAGGCCCTCGATCCGGCCAAGCTTTTCGAGCGTTGCTGCATCAGACACGGCTATCTCCTGTTGTTTTCGTGTCGCCGCTGGCAGTCAATGCAGCGCGTCGCCATCGGGAGCGCGGCCAGTCGGCGCGGATCGATTTCGTCTGCGCAGCCAATGCAATGGCCTGTGCAAATCGCGGCATGGTCGGTCGTCGTCGAGCGTCGGCGATGCGCCTGAAGCGCGTCGTCGCGATGCTGCTCCGCCAGTTCGTTCGCGCGGTCGATGATGTCGCTCACGGATAGTTCACCAGCCGGATTCGCGGGCCGTCGATGTAGTCGACGATCGCTTCGTCAGTGACGTTGGCCGGGTCCAGCAGCCCGTTCACCACCGAACTCGCGTCCTGGGATTGCTGTGTCTTGGCCTGGTGATACACGCCCGCTTTCGCGTACTGCGAGAAGCGCATGCCGGGGTCCGTGTCGAATTCCAGGTACTGCTCCGCGCCGTCGTTGTGACGGAACCACCAGCGGAACTTGTCATCCGGGCCATACCGGAAACGGAACTGGAATTTATCGTTGATCTGAAAATTGGTGATCAACGGTCCGGTCGCAGACGACTCCGTGTTGTTCGCCAGACGGATGTTGCATTCGAGCCAGTTGTTGCGGCCCGAATAGTTCTGGCGGTGGATCAAAATCAGGAAGGTGCTCGGCGCCGTGCCGGTCGCGCCCGCAGCATTCCATTGCGCTGTAGACGGCGGATGCAGCTGCAGGACCGTGAGGCCAGTGCCCAGCACCGGCCGCTTCCGGATTCGGAAAGTGCCCTCGATTTCGACCGTGTCAGCTCGGCTGAACTCGCCGCCTGAACTCTGGCCGGGGACTGAGCCCGGCAGCGCGGAACGCAGCTCCGATCGCGTCTTGTCGTTCGCGGCGGGATCGTGCGGGTCGGCGCTGGTCGTCGATCCGTGGACCGGCGCGCGGAACCGCTTCACCCACTTCGCGTCTTCGGGTGACCAAACGGGCAGGAACCACGGCGACAGATGCGTCGAAATCTCGGTGTTGGCGATATCGAGGTAAGTGGACCGGCGGCGCTCGTAGTCTCGCTGCGCAAGCTGTGCCGGATTGCCCAAGTCAAGGCCAGGCGTCCCGCGGTAGTACAGCTCGCCGCCAGGCACGGCCGGATAGCCGTCAGCCGCTGCCGCAGGGCGGTTGACTGGCAGGCCCAGCCGCCATTGCGTTGCAGTCCAGTCCGTCATCGCACCGGGCGTCGCTGGCTGCGGTGGGATCGAGGATTTGATGGTGCGGATGAACCGCTTGGTCACCGGCACGTCACGCCTCCAGCACGATCGAAACGCGACGACGCCGCACGATCGTGCTTTCCGGGCCGCGAACTCGCAGGCGTGCTGTCAGCGTCGCGGATGCGGTGTTGATCGACGTCTGCAGGTACGTCCCGGCCAGCGGGAAGTTCACCATGCTGTTACCGAACCCCGAGCCCGCTGTGCCGTTGTTCCCCGGCTCTTGCGAGGACTGGCTGTTGCGGTTTCCCCAGCTCCATTCAGCGCTGAAGCTTTCAAGGCTCGAAGACGAGTTGTACTGAATGACGATGAAATCCGTCGTGCCATCGCTGATGACCAGCTGCAACGCATCCGTGGTGCCCGTCGCGTCGTCGGGGAACTGCAGTTCGGAGTAAACCTTCAGCCGCCCGTTGAGACCCAGCAGAACGCCAGGAAACGACACGGTACTGCCGGGCACGTCGTAGAACGTCGCCGACCCGCCCACTGGAATCGAGATATCGGCGTCGCCGGAGATCTGCAGCAGCGACGCACGCCCCTGCATCGGGCGCCAGAATCCACCGCTGGCGATGAAGAAGTTGCTGCCGTCACCGAGGTCGGTCAGACGCACCATTCGGCCCACGTTTTCGGGTGCTGCCGGGTTGAGGGCGAGCATCCCCGAAACGGTCATGTCCCCCGCCGCTGCATTGCTGCCTTCAACCGCCGCGATCGCGCGCGCAACGGTGAACCACAGGTTGGTGGTGCCCTCGGCCAGCCCATCGGTATTGGTCAGCGCGCGAATGTCGACCGCGTTGGCCAGCACGGTGGTGTAGCCAGCCGTGCCGATGTACAGCCCGGTCGCCGGCTTGGTGCCGCTGCCGCCGGTCCAGTCAGCCACCTGGAGTACGCGGCGCGCGCCGTCGGATACGACGGCGAGGATCGGGGTCCAGGCGCTGGCGCCGGCCGCGCCAGTATTGCCGGTGGTGCCGGTCGCGCCTGTTGCACCGGCGGCGCCTCGGATATCGATGGCTTCGGCGAGCACCGCCGTCAGGCCGGTCGCGCCGACGTACTGCCCGGTGGTCGGCTTCGTACCGCTACCACCGGTCCAGTCGGCCACCTGGAGCACGCGGCGGGCGCCGTCGGATACGACGGCGAGGATCGGGGTCCAGGCACTTGCGCCGGCCGCGCCCGTGTTACCGACGCCGCCGGTCGCGCCCCTTGCACCCGCGGCGCCCCGGACATCGAT